GCGGCAATAATGGCGGCGGATCTGATCCGGAAGATGGCGATGTTGGCTAATCTTGATTGCTTGTTATGCAACTCAACATCCCGGTAAACCGTATTCAAATGATGTGCAAGGTTCTTTCCCCCAAGAACCTTGTGCTCGTTTGCGGTCGTGCTACGGGTAAGAGCTGGATCCTTGGCCAGCGGTGCGACGAAGCCATCAGGCGAATGCCGCGCTGTGTGATAGGAATGCCGGTGAAAACATTCGGCATGGGTTACACCGGCACTTTCCAGACCATGCTTTCCTCATTGGAGAAGTTCGGGTATCTGCGCGACGGAAACTATGTGGTGAACCGCCGTACGCCCGAAAGCTGGTTGGATCCATACAACAAGGTGGAAAAATGCGAGAACACCATCAGCACAGCCAACGGGTGCAAGCTGGTGATGTTTTCGCAAACCGAAACCGGAACCATGCGCGGTGCCAATGTGGATAAGATCATGGCGGATGAAGTGCTCACCCTCTCAGAAGAGAAGCTGATGAAGGAGGCCTTTCCAACCAATCGTGGCAACCTGGAACACTTTGGCAAAGGAGCACACCACGCCTGCCACCTGCACCATGGTTTCGACATGACCACCTCCATGCCCTACACCCGTGAAGCGCGATGGGTGCTGAAGTATGCCGACTATTACCGCGAACTCTTTAACTGCGATATCCTCTCCGTCTGGAACCGAATCGTGAACCTTCAGATGCAGCTGCTTGATACGGACACTCCTGCGCAGTTTGCCGAATGCTGGAACGACATCGAGCGGGTGCGCCAGCTGATGCCGCCAAAGATCTCGCCCGATGGAACTCTCTTCTACCTGGCCAACGCTTTCGACAACCTCAAGAATGTGGGGCTGAAGTATATCAAAGACATGCAGGCCACGCTAACCAAGCTGGAGTTCTACACCGAAGTGCTGAACCTCTACACCGACCGCGTGGAGGATTGCTTCTACAATATCGACCAGCAACGTCAAGTCTATTTCACGGGATTGGACGCCGAGAAGATGACCAAAGACGGAATCATACTGTTGGGTAAGCCTGAGGTGGCAAAGCGCACCGCGTCATCGATATATGACCGAGATTGCGACCCCGACCGCCCGTTGGAGGTGGCTCCCGACTGGGGGAGCCAGATATCTCTTTTTGTGGTGTGCCAGACCTTCAACCATGAACAGTCGGTGATGACCGAAAGCCAGTTCTACGAACCTGAACCGAACTTCAGCGGCGACTTCCTTTATCAAATCAATGAGTTTTTTGCCAAGCCTGACAGAGGTGCAGACGGTATTATTGACCAGATCTGCACGAGGCTGATATCCTATTATGCCGGTCATCACAACAAGACTATCGTCTTCTATCGTGACAGATACGGAGACCATCGTAATCCAAATGTGCTCAATGCCAAAAGCTACAACGACCAGGCAATCGATTATTTTCGTCGAGCCGGTTGGAATGTTATCACCAAGGTTCACAAAGGCATGGAGCCGCCGCAGAGCGACAAATACCTGTTGTGGTCCGACATTCTGAGCGAAAAAGCGTCTTGCCCGGTTCGCTTCAGAATCAACGGCAACCGATGCCGTTTTACACTCATATCCATGAACAATGCCAGGATGATTTACGGAGACGACCGTTTCAAAAAGGACAAATCATCGGAGCGTCCTTCTTCTGGCGTGTTGCCGGAGGAAGCCACCCACTTCTCGGATGCTATTGATAAGATGGTGTGGACCAAATATGGCGACACCGCCGCCCGCAAAAAACGTGCGTTCATCCGCACGAACTTAGGTTGATAGGTTTTTCGGTTGTTTTTTTTGTAAAGTGCTATGGCACAGCGTTTCCTACAGAGTTTCCAACGGATTCTGTGAGCTCATTCTATTTTTGCCGCGAAAAGCTACTCAAAAACAATGGCAGAAAGAACAAACAAATATTATCATCTGGATCTTATTAGTGATAACTGTGCTGGAAAATATGACATACCTGTTATTCGCAGGCAGGATATACAGCCAACAAAGGAATTGCTATCGTTTCATTTGGCTACGAGCCATAAACGAAAGGATGTTGGCGTACACTTCTTTTTGGACGACTACCAGTTTGAGCGAGTGTGGCGCAGACCGTTGAAATATGTGGATATATTGAAAGAATTTCCCTTTGTGCTATCTCCTGGTTTCAGCTTGTATTTAGATATGCCCTTGGCAATGAAGATATGGAACAACTGGCGACGGCAGTTTGTGGCCGAATATTGGCAACGCAACGGGCTAAATGTGGTACCAACCGTAATGTGGGCGGAGGAACGAACATTCCAATTTTGTTTTGACGGTATTGAGCCAGGAGGAACTATTGCCGTAAGCACGCAAGGACCGGCTATGAGCAAACGTGGTCGGGAGTACTGGTGCAAAGGCATGAAAGAAGCGATGAGACGTCTCCATCCATCAACGATCCTCCACTACGGGCAACGTCTTGATTTTGATTTTGGAGATACAACGGTTATATTTTATGAGAATAATATTATTAAAAGATTAAGACCATGAACGGAGGAGGTGCAAGTTCAACAGGAGTAGGAAGAGGTCTATCCAATTACAGCAAATCAGCGGTAGGGAAGCAACGAGACAGATTGGTTCGTGAATTAAAGAGTAGTCTTCCAAAACATTTTCAAGCAAAAATTAAAGATCCAGGTTCCAGAGGAAAGACAGTGTCGGTATCTGTTGAGAGTAAAGATTACAGACACATTGTCAATGACGCCTTGGACAAAAAAGTTATTTCGCCATCAAAGATAAATAAATTGAGCGGGCAGTTGAATAATTCGTATTGTAGAAAAAGTTCAGTCCCTTATAAAACTCGGAAAGATAAAATAGACAAATTCTATTACATGAAAGTGAAAGGCCGAAAATTGTATTTCAACATAGCAAGGTATAAATATACGAGAAAAAACGGGCAGATATACTACCAATATAGATTACATGCTATTACCAAAAATATGAGATAAAAAAAAGGAGGAGACCGAAACGTTGGGCTCAGATACCCGCTTTCTGCGAATCCTCCTGAAAAGTTCGAACAGTCTGTAAGTCATGACAACTTGGCGACCTTAAGCCCGTAACTTCCCTCGTCCGAGAACGACGCAGCAAAAATACAAAATTATTTGAATGTGAGTAAAATTGTTTCGATACATAGCCAAGAACGATGATGATTTTTCCCAAGCCATCGCGCCAATAGCGCGCACCCCCGTTTCATATTTCGATGAAAATTGTAGGGTGCGCGCCGCGAAGAGTAGGGCACAGGCAGGCCCGTTTAGCTGATTGCATTCAAAAATAGCGGCAGGAACGGAGCTCAATGCCCTGAAATCCACCCTGAAAGCCATGATGAAAAATAGCACTGCGGAAAACGGTCATTGTTGTGTCCCAATATAGTCCGAATTTGTATTGTAGTTTTGCGGCCAAATAGTGAAAATATGCAGACAATTAGCAGAAATATGGCACTGAAGGAGATGGAAGTGAAAGAGGCCGGCGGCAAACCGGTGTTTTTCTCCATCTCGTTCTATACCAAGTCGGGCGAAGTGAAGTTCATCCAGCGGGCGCAGCTCTGTGGATGGAAAAACGACATGGGTGCCAACCGAGTGCGCAACATTCAGGAATTCAACATCCACGGATTACCCGTCGGGCACGCCGTGGCGGTGAATATCGACCTAATCAGAACCTTTAACGAACAACGAGTGACCTTATAGCTATGGGAAAAATACTGAAAAACGCAAAAGGCGTGCCGCTGATGATGATCGGCGAAAAAGCCCTGGTGACCACCTACGGGAAGCCGAAAACCGAAACCAATGAAAAGGTGGAGGAATATTTTGAGCATGATGGCGTGAAATATGTGAACTGGGGCCAAGACAACAACGCTCCAGGTAACATGATGCGCACCATCGGAGGTGTGGGGGTGTTGAACACCGGCATTGACTACCGATGCCGCACCTGCGCCGGAAGCGGCGTGGTGCCTGTGAAGCTCACTGGCATCAATGAACAGCTGAAAGAGACGTATGAACCATACAACAATCTGGAAGTGCTGGAATTCCTCAACTCATACGGATTCCGGAAACATCATTTCGGTGCGCTGCGCGACCTCTTCAAATTCGGAAACTGTTTCCCATTGCTGGTGTTCAACAAGGCAGGCGACAAAATTGTGCGCATCGTGACGGTGAACGCACGCCATTGCCGTATTAGCGTTGACAAAACCAAACTGCTGGTGTATAACGATTTCGAAAACAGCAACCCCGACAAAACCGCCGTGGTTTATCCCATGCTTGACGAAACAGACCCGTTTTACGACCTGCAGTGGAGAAAAGACAACAAAAAACTGAAAGGAATGTCTGCCATTGCCTTCCCGAGAATCAAAAACTATTTCAGCAACAACGACTACTACGCCCTTCCTGCTTGGGATGCCGTGTGGAAGGCGGGGTGGATTGATGTTTACAGGGAGGTTCCGCGCTTTTTGGAGGCTTCCTACAAAAACGCCATGAGTCTGTTGTGGCATATCAATGTGCCTTACAGCTACATTGAGGAGCATTTCGGAGATCAGTTTTATACCGAACATCCGGAGCGCAACAAAGAAGAAGACTACAATAATTGGCTGGAAGAGATGGAACGCAACCTTTGCGACAGCAAAAATGCCAACAAGGCCTTCATCACGCCATACAACGACGAAGGCGCTGGCGATTCAGGCAAATGGGAAATCAAGAAACTGGACAACGGAACCAACGCACTCGAAAAGCTCTCCACGTCGGTGGCTGCCAACAGCGAGATTCTGTTCTCGCTGATGATCAACCCTGCCGTGTTTGGCGCTGGTATGCCAGGAGGAAGCGGATATACAGGCGGTGCAGGTTCCGGATCCGACATCAGGGAGGCTTTCATGGTGTCGATGATCCTCAACCATTGCGAGCGTCAGCAGATTCTGGATCCTGTGGAATTGATGCTGCAGTTCAACGGACACGAGCATATTGATGTACGTTATCGCAACATCACCCTCACCACATTGGACACAGGTCACTCAACCGAGGAAACCGTATCATAAACGATAGAGCAATATGGACCCGAAACTATTCACAATAGCCAAAAACACCAAAGCGGAGGAGTTGAAGAAATACGTCTCCGTGTCGGTGAATTTCAATATCAAAACCATCTTTCCCGCCATGGCCATGGTGGAGAAACGGACCATCATCCCTGCCATAGGTCAGCCGCTGTTTGATGACGTGGCTGCTTACTATGCGGATCCGGCCACCCAGACCGAACATGCCGCGCTCTATGCCGAGTTGCTGGAGTGTCTGCAATGCGCTGTGGCCAGACTGTCATACGCGGACGCTTACAGCGAGATATCGATGAAACTTGATGACAGCGGTGCCACCGTACCGCACGACAAAGAAAACAGACCGTATCGCTATCAGGAAGAGAACCTGAAACGGGATATGCGGTTGACCGGATTCGAGGCCTTGGACAACGCCATGCGTCTGTGCGAGGACCACATAGATGTGCTCTCGAAATACGAAGAAAGTCCGTGGCGGAAGAAGGCGATGAAGTCGCTGGTGAGAAACACGCAGGAGTTTGGAGAGGTTTTCGACATTGAAGGTTCACGCCTGGTGTTTATGCGAATGACTTATTTCATTCGCTTGGTGGAGGAAATTCACCTTAGCCACCGCATCGGCGCGGATTTTCTCGAAGACATCATCGCCGACCGAGAGAGCATTATTTACGCTCCGTTTTTGAGCCACCTGATGAAATACGTGGTGTACAAGTCGGTGGCTGTTGGCATTGATGAGCTGATGACTGTGCCTACCGACCGAGGCATAATGGTGGAAGAGATGTCGGGTGACGGAAAAAACGTGAAGCAGCTCCCTGGGGAAGAGATCATTCGGCTGAAGGAACGCTATAACGGCTATGCCGAAAGCTATATACAGCGTGCTATCGAGTATATGAACGCTCATGTGAACGACTATCCGAAATATAAGGAGTATT